CGACTTCTACGCGGACGCTGCCAAGAAACCGTAGTACAATGTATTCATGTGTGATACAAAGACAATCTCTCTCAGGATGCCAATATCGATGATCGCGGCTCTCGATGCGCAAGCGGAATCTGAGGGCAGAAGCAGAGCGCAGATAATTATCAGAAGTTTAGGCCCCTGGTTACACGAAGATAGAGCCGCTGTAGCTCAGCCGGTAGAGCAGCAGCCTTGTAAGCAGCAGGTCGCCAGTTCGACTCTGGCCAGCGGCTCCAAATCGACATGCTGTCCTAATTGTGGCGCACTCAATGGCAATCATTTCAAAGGGTGCAAAGCGAAATGAGTACAATCGCCGCGCCCACTCTCAACCCGTGTTTAAAATCATTCTGGGAAGCGCCAGCGCGGGGCCGAGTGCTGTACGGTGGGCGCATCTCGAGCAAAAGCTGGGATGCGGCGGGCTTCGCTATCTTCCTGGCGTCCAACTTCCGCGTGCGCTTCCTTTGCACCCGCATGTTCCAGAATAAAATAGCTGAAAGTGTTTATACGCTACTCAAGATTCAGATTGAGCGGTTCGGTCTACGCGGCGACTTCGATATCACTGACAATTCCATCGTCCACAAGCAGACAGGAAGCAACTTTGTTTTCTACGGTTTGGCGAGAAACCTAGCTGAAATCAAGTCCCTTGAAGATGTGGATGTGTGGTGGATTGAGGAGGCTCAGTTTCTCACGAAAGAGCAATGGGACACGGTAGAGCCAACCGTCCGTAAAGAGGGATCACAGATATGGGCCATATTCAATCCAAAATACGCTACTGACTTTATTTATCAGAGACTTGTGGTCAACACTCCAGAACACTATATAAAGCGCAAGATCAACTTTGATGAGAATCCGTTCCTATCTGACACTGCCCGGCAGATGATCGAGCGGTGCAAAGCTGAGTCCGAAGAGGATTACCAGCACATCTACCTGGGCAACCCCAAGGAGGATACAGAGGGCGCGGTCATCAAGCGTAGTTGGATTGAGGCGGCTATCGATGCGCATCTCAAGCTGGGCTTTGAGGCGGCTGGCCGGAAGATCATCGGATTTGATGTGGCAGACGATGGCGAGGACGCCTGCGCGAACGTCTACGCTCATGGATCTGTGGCGCTCTGGTGCGAGGAGTGGCGGGCGAAGGAGGATGAGTTGCTCAAGTCCTGCTCTCGGACGTTCCTGAATGCCTCCGAGAGGGCGGCAGAGATACGCTACGACTGCATCGGAGTGGGGGCAAGCGCGGGTGCGAAGTTTGACGAGTTGAACCAGGTGAGGGACAAGCATCTGCGTATCAACTACGCCAAGTTCAACGCCGGGGCAGCGGTGGAGCGTCCCGAGGAATACTACGTCAGCGACCGGCAGGACAAGATCAAAAACAAGGACTTCTTCGCCAATCTCAAGGCCCAAACGTGGTGGAACATCGCTGATCGCTTCCGCAACACGTACAACGCAATCAACCGGGGCGAGAAGTTCAAGGACGATGAACTGATCTCGATTTCAAGCGATATGCCACATTTGGAGAAGCTGGAGACAGAGCTTTCCACGCCAAAGCGGGATTTCGATCGCAATGGGCGCGTCAAGGTGGAGAGCAAAGAAGACCTAGCCAAAAGCACGCGGCCTGGTGGGCCAGTGCCCAGCCCAAATTGCGCTGACGCATTTGTGATGGCTTTTGCAGCACCCACCACGTCTCGGCTCAACATTTCAGACGCTGTTTTAAAAGCAGCGATGGGGAGGCTATGAGAAAGCGCCGATCTGAAGAGGAAATAATTGCCGAGGCCGAACCGGTCATGTACACAAAGAGCCAGCTTGCGCTGCGGGATGGCCTGCGCAGCAGCTTCCCATCTTGGCGCGGAGCATCACAGTTTGATTACCGCAACGGCTGGACGAAGATGGGCGATTTCTTTGCAGACGGCTACTTTACGCGGGACGAGATGCGGGAATTGGTACATACTCGGTACAATGTGGTAGTTTGAATAGTTGCAGGAAATCAAAGGAAATCAAAATGCCGAGCGGTGGAAAACGAGAAAACGCAGGGCGTCCAGCGAAAGCGATTCCAACGAGTGCCGGTATCCGCGCGGCTCTCTACAAGGCGATGGAGGAAGTACCGCGTCCTCAGTTCCCGATTAGGCCTCCTGACATCCTGCCTGGCGTGGTGCCGGCCGGCGTAAAGGCACAGGTCCAGAGCGATGTGAAGCTGGCAATGGATGCCATGCCCGGGGCCGAGTTTGGCTCTCAGCTCTACGCCTACAGCAACTTCGAGGGCTTCCCCGGATATCCGTACCTCGCATTGCTGGCTTTGCGGGTCGAGTATCGCAACATGGCGGCGGCGCTGGCAAATGAGATGACGCGGGAGTGGATCGAGTTCACCAGCAGCGAGACGGCCGGCGAAGCAACCAAAGACAAGATCACCGAACTAGAGCAGGCGTTCCGCGAACTGGATATTCAGGCGAAAATCCGCAAGGCATTCGAGGATGACGCTTTTTTTGGAACAGGCCAAATCCTCGTCAACATCAACGGCGCGGACGTTCAGATGCCGATGGTGATCAGCCCTAAGACTATCAAGAAAGACAGCTTGGACGGCTTTAATAAAGTCGAGCCGATCTGGACCACACCACTCATGTACAACGCGCTGGACCCCTCGCGTAAGGACTTCTACAACCCGTCCGGCTGGTGGGTCATGGGCCAGCGTTGGGACGCTACCAGGATGCTTCGGATCGTCACGCGGCCTGTTCCTGACATCTTCAAGCCAGCATTCAATTTCAGTGGAATCAGCCTTTCGCAGCTTGTCGAGCCGTATGTTAACAACTGGCTGCGCACCAGGCAGAGCGTTTCAGACCTCATCAACAACTTCTCAATCCTTAGCCTGAAGACGGCCATGGACCAAGTGCTCACGGGTGGAGACGACGGCACTAGCCTATTCGCCCGTATCAAGCTGTTCACGGCCACGCGCAGCAATAAGGGCGTGATGGTGCTGGACAAGGACCGCGAAGAGCTGGAGCAGCTTGCTGTTCCCCTGGGTGGCCTGCATGAGCTTCAGGCGCAGGCGCAGGAGCAGCTTTGCACGGCCAGCCGAATTCCATCCGTGATTATGACCGGCGTATCCCCATCTGGTTTTGGCAATGTGGCCGAGGGCGAGATGGGCGCATGGCGGGACTGGATTCGAGCGAACCAGGAGGCTCATGCTCGCAACCCCATCGAAACGATTCTGAAGATCGTCCAGCTATCGATGTACGGATCAATCGATCCCGAAATCGGTATTACGTTCAATCCGCTCTATCAGATGACGGAAGAGCAGCTTTCGACTATCCGCATGAACGACAGCACGCGGGCTGGAAACCTGATTGATAGAGGCGTAATCGATCCGCAGGAAGAACGCGAGAAGCTGGCGCGTGATCCGGAGTCGGGCTACACCGGACTTGACATCGACAAGGTAATCGAATCGCCTGCGGAAGAAGAACCAAAGCAGTTAGAGGATGGAAAAGAATGAGCAACGGTTACCCTATGCCACGGCAATTGACCAAACTTGAACTAGTGGACATCCATCTGCTGGTGAAGTCCACGCATCCCCGCCTTGGAATTCCACCGCTCAAACAGGAACCCAAATGCTCCCCAAAAAGCCAACAGTAATCCGCGCGATCTGGCCGAACGTCGGCACTCGAAACCGTTATCATCGGCGGATACTGAAGCTCGTCGCGGAGATGGCGCACAGCGTCGAGTATTGGGTTACGGCAAGGCGCAAGTCTGATCCTCCTACGATGGCGGCGGATGCTTCCCCGGTGGAGGAGATTCTCGAAGAGCTACGCGATCTGGCCGAACGATGGCAGAAGAAGTTTGATGAGATGGCTCCCACGGTGGCCGATTCATTTCTCAAGAACCAGTTCCAAGGTACAGATAACGCCATGCGGCAGGCCCTACGTGATGCGGGCTGGTCGATTGAGTTTACGCTCACCCCAGCCATGCGCGAGGCGTTCGAGGCTTCTCTGGCTGAAAATGTGGGCCTGATTCGGTCGATACCTGCGCAATACCTGCAAGAGGTTGAGGGCATAGTGATGCGCAACTACACGTCCGGGCGCAACGTGCGGGCGATGGCTGAGGAGATTCGCGGGCGGCACAAAGTGGCATCCAACCGAGCATGGCTGATCGCTAGGGACCAATCAAATAAGGCGAACGCCGTGGTGCAGCGGACTCGACAGACCGAACTCGGAATTAAAGAAGGGATTTGGCTTCATTCCAATGCAGGCAAGACGCCACGGCCCACACACGTCGCAATGAATGGCAAGCGGTACGAGATCGCGAAGGGCATGTACGATTCGGCGGTTAAGAAGTGGATTCTTCCCGGAGAACTCGTGGGGTGCAGATGCCAAGGCCGGTCTGTGTTGCCGTGGACTCCCGCAGAACCTGTTCCGTCTCAGCATTAAGAGCGGTAAGACTATCGTTGTAGCATTCTGCTCCAAACGCTTCGTGCCAAATGTTTAAGAGTTTGATGGCGTGTTCAATTTCCATTTCCAAGACATCTACCAGCGCCGAATGCACGCACATGCCGTCTGGTATGAGAACTACTTTTCCGTTGATGATGTAGAATCGCGGATATGAAGTTCTAGGGGTAAGTTTCATTCGCTACGCTCCCAATCAATAGATAAATATATGCCATCGCTGGTCTTGCAGTTTGGATCGACAGGCGTATATACAACCGAAACAGATACTGCCCTCCATTCCTTTACACGCGCAACAAATGAGGCGTCTGATTCACCTTCCGCTCTCACTACCCATGGCGGATAGAGGACCGCAGGAACGCCCTGCACTGGCATATCGTTACGGCTCATATTCCACCCTCGATGTCAATGGTGATACCTACTACCTTGCGCTCCACCATTGCTTTTTCAAGAAGCAAATCGCCTTCAGATGCGGCGAACACAGTCAGAGGGATTTTTCCTGAAATAGTAGCCTGCACGCCATGCGGATCAATATCGTGGACAATATCAACCACATATCTGCTTACGCTGTATCCGCAATCGCCGTAGCGTTTCTCAGTCACAAACCCCCGTGCTTCGATCTTCATTTGTTCCCCTTCACCTTCTTCGCAATCCGAGCCCAGCCTTTTATGTCGAGGCATCCAACCCACAAGCAGAATCGGCAGTGTGGATTGATACATCTTTCGCAGTGGAGGAAATTGCAGATAAAAATGAACAGTCTCATGCTTCCTTCACTTTCTGTTTCGCCCGCCAAGTCTTGAGGTACCCGCTCTGGCATATAGGGCAGCGCTGGCGACCATCCTTGCCGGGTTTTAGGCGGTGGCCTAGAGCGCAGATTTTAGACTTGATTGCTCCCATATGCACAGTATAGGCAAAATTCCTTTCATTTTCAAGCCTTATCTTGTATTCGGCAATCCATAGTGAAAGGATATGAAACAAGATGCCTACGGAGATCGCTTGCGACGCAGCCCTAAAGAACCGGCGATACGACAGCGACAAGATGCTGCATATCGACCGAACGCCTATCTCCAAGGCGACAGTAAACCCATATTACGGTCGCGAAATTCCCAAATCGGAAGAGTTGGGACTGGACCCGGAGCGGGTGTATTACCTGCTGCGCGACCCAGGCGAACTGGCAAAGTCGGCTTCATCCTTCAAAAACAAGCAGTTGATGTTCAAGCACATCGCCGTGAATGCGGACGATCCGAAACAGGAGTACATCGCCGGAACAATCGGGTCAAATGTGGACTTCGAAGCTCCGTATCTGATGGCGGATATGTGCATTTGGGATGCGGACGCCATTGCCGGGGTGGAAACCGAAACAGTTCAAGAACTCTCATCCTCCTACAGCTACCGGGCAGACATGACGCCGGGCATGTACGAAGGACAGCGGTACGACGGTGTAATGAGGGATATTCAGGGTAATCACGTTGCCCTGGTCAAAGCAGGACGCGCCGGATCAGATGTGAAGGCGGCAGACAGCAAACTGGAGACGAAAATGACAGAAACGAAGTTTGGCAAAGCACTTTATGCAATTCTCTGCGCTGCATCTCCGAAGCTGGCTCAAGATGCGGCCCTCAAGCCTCTGGTGATCGGTCTGACGCGCAAGAAGTGCGATATTGCGTCTCTTGAGCCGAAGCTGCTGGCCATGGACGCGGAACTGCGCAAGCCTGAAACACTGGCCGCGATGCAGGCCGCGAAGGATGCCGAATCGGAGGAAGAGTCCGAAGAGGAAAAGAAGGAACGCGAGAAGAAGGAAAAGGAAGCCAAGGACAAGAAGGCCAAAGACGGCAAGACCGCCAAAGACCTTTCCTTTGAGGAGTGGGCCAAGGAAGAGGAAGGCGAGTCCGACCATAAGGGGAAGGACGGCGAAGAAGAGTCCATGGAAGAGAAGAAGAAGCGCTATGAGCGTGAAAAGCGCCGCGCCGATGATTCCGAAGAGGAGTCCGAGGAAGAGCGCAAGGAGCGGATAGAGAAGCGGGCCAAGGACAAAAAGGCCAAGGACTGCTCCGCCAAGGATTCCGAAGAAGCGGAAAAGAAGAAAGCTGAGGATGGCATGAAGCACGCGATGGACGAATTCAAGGCTGATCTTCGCGCCGCCGATGAAGCGCGTCGGGCTGTGCGGCCTGTGGTGGGCGATGTTCTGGCACAGGACTCAGCCGATGAAATTTACGGCTTTGCGCTCGACCAGATGAAGGTTGACCGGGCAGGCGTAACTGGCGTTCCGGCTCTTCGGGCGCTATTCAATCTCGCGCAGCAGGCTTCCAAGCCCGCCGTGCGGCAAGCATTCGATGCGGTTTCGGTGGAAGACAAGTTCCCCGGCGCGGCTCGTTCAATCCAGGTGATGTGAGGAGACGAATATGGGAAGCCCTTTGATTGGTAGTTTTCAGACGCGAGTCAACCTGAACAACCCCTTGGGTGTAGCAGGTGATTTCGCAAGCGCGAACCCTCGTGCTACCGCCCTCACTCCTGATGGTGGCGCACTCATCGCCGGTCCCGGTGGCGTTACTGTCGGCAAGTTCGCATGGATCGCTCCGGACGGTCGCACGGTCAACAGTTTCGGCGAGTCGGGCGTTGCCCCTTCCGGTTTCATTCACCGCGACCAGCAGGGTCTTCTGACTCAGTATTTGCAGGCTGCGGGATCGGTCATTCCTCCGGGATTCCCTGTGACGCTGATGGTCGCTGGCGACTTCCTGGCCAATAACGCAGGTACAAGTTCCAGCACTGTGGGCGAAGCCATCTATGCGCTGTATGCGGATGGATCGGTTCTTCCGGGCGTTGGGTCGCTGCCTGTTGTTCCTTCTGGAATCACCGCGACTCTCGGTTCAACAAACACCGGCGCTCTCGGCGCGACGTTTACGGCCAGCGCTCATGCGGGCGACAATACCCGCATCGACGTAACCGCTGTTACCGGGCTGATTAGCATCGGCGACACGGTTGGCAACGTGACGGGCATCGCCGGCAACCAGACCATCGTCTCGCAGGATTCGGGTGGCACAACGGGCGGCGCGGGAACTTACGTGCTGAGCGGCACGAACACGGCCAGCGCGGTCACCTGCACCTGCTTTGGCAATGTGGTCAAGATCACCGCATCGACGGGCCTGGTCTCGGTTGGCGAGAGCATCGCTTCCGCAGCGAGTGGATTCCCGGCTGGTGCGACTGTGACCGGCATTGTCAGTGGCGGCGGCGTAGCAACGGCGGGCGTCTATACCATCAGCGTACGCGGTACCAGCTATGTGGCGAGTGCGACCGGCATGACCACCTTCGGCACCGTGCTTAACGTGACCGCTGTGACCGGTACTCTCGCTATTGGGATGCCCATCACGGCCACTGGCGGCATCCCGGCTGGCGCAAGTATTGCCGGGTTCATTAGCGGCACCTATGGCGGGGTTGGACTCTACAGCCTCAACATCCCCGGAACCGCTTACACTGCCTCTGGAACGATCGTTATCACCGCCCAGGGCATTATCACCAAGTTCACTGCCAAGTCTGTCGCCGCAGTTGGCGAACTCGTGCAGATTTCAACGTGGGGAAATTAAGGAGCCGTCATGGATCGCAATCTTGAAGCAGTATCGCGGAAATGGGGCGTTCATTTCATGGGCGTGGATGCCCAGTTGCAGCAGACCGAAAAGGAGCGTGGCGGCTTGCTGGCGATGGATGCTCAGCCCCAGTTGGTCACGGTCTCGAACAGCGGCATCCCTGCGTTTCTGTCAACCTACATCGACCCCAAGGTGATTGAAGTCCTTGTGGCCCCGATGAAGGCGACGGAGATTGTTGGCGAAGAGACCAAGAAGGGCGATTGGACGCTGGAGACCGCAATGTTCCCCATCGTTGAATCGACCGGCATGGTTTCCTCATACGGCGACTATTCTGAGACGGGCATCGCAGGCGCGAACGTGAACTGGGTGCAGCGCCAGTCGTATACCTATCAGGTCATCACCCAGTGGGGAGAGCGCGAACTCGACAAGATGGGTCTCGCGCGTATCGACTGGGCCAACCGTCAGCGGATTGCTTCTGTTCTGACGCTGAACAAGTTCCAGAACAAAAGCTACTTCTTCGGTGTCGCTGGGCTGGCGAACTATGGCCTGCTCAACGATCCGTCGCTCTCCGCTCCCATCGCACCTATCTCGACTGGTGGGCTGGTGACGTGGGCACAGAAGGCCACCGACCCGAACGGCGCGATCTATGTCTACAACGACATCAAGGCGCTATACGGGCAGCTTGTCTCCCAAGCGAATGGCCTTGTCGATCTTGACATGGCCTCTCCGCTGACGCTGGCAATGTCACCCGAGGCTCAGGTGTATCTGACCTTGACGAACACTTACAACGTCAACGTGCAGGACATGCTGAAGAAGAACTTCCCGAAGATGAAGATCGAGACGGCACCGGAATACCATACCGCCTCCGGAGAACTGGTGCAGTTGATCGCGGACGAAATGCAGGGGCAGAGGACGGCCACCACGGCGTTCACTGAGAAGCTTCGGGCGCATCCGGTCAAGATCGATCTGTCCAGCTTCAAGCAGAAGCAAAGCCAGGGCACGTGGGGGTGCGTCTTATACCGCCCGTTCCTGATTGCGCAACTGCTCGGCGTTTAGCACTCCAACAGGAGGGCACTTCGGTGCCCCTCAGCGCGGCAATCACCGCTCCTTGAAAGGGAAACATGGCACGCGAAACAATTCTCATCGGTTGCAGGCTTCCAAACGGTTTGATTCTCCACAACCCCGATCCGACGAAACGCGATCAAACCGTAAAACTCGCAGGCACGTCCTCCGCCCCGACTGAAGGCGGCTTGTATCTTCCTCCGAAGATGTTTGCAACGACTGAAGTGGATGCGGAGTTCTGGGCGGCATGGAAGGCGGCATACGTTGGATTTCCGCCGCTCAAGACCCGCGCAGTGTTTGAAGCAAAGTCGGAGCAGGAAGCCTCAGCCAAAGCCAAGGAACTCAAGAATGAAAAGACCGGCTTCGAGCAGATGGCAAAGACGGCTGGCGGCGTGAAGCCTGATTCGGTGAGGGAATAAATGGGCGTGGCCGTATTCAACTCGGTGCAGTTCCTTGGGCGCTACCCTGAGTTTACGGCTGTGTACAACGCCAACCCGACTCTGTTTCCTTCCCTGTTCTCCGAAGCGGGCCTTTACCTCAACAACACGGATTGCAGCATCGTGCAGGATATTGGTCTCAGAACCGTTCTGCTGAACATGCTAACCGCACATATCGCCTTCCTGGGCGGGGTACTTACGGCAGATGGCCAGCCCCGGCCCGTGGGGCGCGTCAGTGCAGCCAATGAGGGAGCAGTGGGGGCTTCCTTCGATTACACTCCAGCAACGCCTGGAAGCGGCCCTTGGTTTTCGCAAAGCGCTTATGGTGCAGCCTTTTGGCAGGCTACAACCAACTTGCGCGGGGCGCGATACTTCCCGCAGCCAACTCAGGTTGAGGGCTTTGTAGGCACGCCGTTAATCCTTCAATCGGGCACGCCGTGGTTGCGCCGATGATCTCGGTTACGCTCTCATTGGACGCTTCGGAATTGGAGCGCGATTTGGAGCGCATTGATAACGGTGAACTGGAACTGCCAACCGTCTCAGCAGTCGTATTGAATATCGGCCCCGATGTGGTTGAGTACATGCCGATCTACCTTGACGAGGAATCCTGTGGCTACTAAAACCATCCTGCTGTCCGATGCCGTCGCTGCGAAGCTGAAAGAGATCGCAAAGAAGGTACACGGCTCTGTGGATATTGGTTTCATCGACAGCGAACAGGCCCCAATTGCGTTCTGGAATGAGTTTGGACACAAGGGCCGCTTCCCTGCTCCTCCTCGTCCTTTCTTTCGCACGATGGTAGCGAAGGATTCGCCGCAATGGCCGAAGATGATGGCGCAAGAACTCAAGGCCGGCAACTTTGACGGCGCTCACACCCTCGCGTACATGGGAGAGGAAATTGAAGGCGCGTTAAAGCAAAGCATCATCGACCTTACCGCGCCGCCGCTCTCCAAGACTACGCTTCGCCTACGGGCAAAGTTTGGCAACAATCCACAGACCATCCGTGCTCGTGATGTGGTCCAGGCGCAGAGGGAAGTTGCAGATGGTGCGCCGGTAGCTTCTGGAACACAGGCGAAGCCGCTTATCTGGACGGGGACCATGCTTTCGTCAACCACGTATAAAGTGAGGCAGTAATGGATCTGAGATCGATAGCGAACGCGGTGAGCGACACGGTTAACGAAAACGTGAGTGTCACGGTGTCTCCGTCTACCGGATACGCTATAGGCGCAGGCCTAAAGCAGGTCCCTGCGTACGGCACGCCGGTCACTGGATTCGCACAGGTTCAAGCCTTGACGGCAGCAGACCTTCGGCACCTTGACGGCCTCAACATCCAAGACGCTACGCAATCGATCCTCTTACGCGGATCACTTGACGCTGTTGTGAGGGCGCATTCCAAGGGTGGCGATCTCGTGACTATCGGAAGCGATACATGGCTTACGGTCGCAGTGTTGGAGCAATGGCCGCTCTGGACTCGCGCAGCCCTCGTTATGCAGGTGCCAGCATGAGCGCCCCTGTCGAGTACGTTTCCTCTATCGCGGTCGATACGGTAATCGAGGCCCTGGGCGCGTTTCTCCAGCCATTTGTGGGTGCTACGCAGATTGTCCGTGCGCAGGTTAATCGCGTTCCGATGCCCGTTTCTGCCTTTGTTGAACTGACGGAAATCCTTCAGGTTGATCTTGAGACTCCCACGGGCACAAATGACAAGGTAAACCAGCAGGTCGGTTATCTTTCACCCAAGCGTATCGACATCCAAGTTGACTTCTACGGGGCTGCATCTGGCGAGTACTGCGCTGCCGTTAAAGGCGTCTGGCGCACTCCCTATGCCACCGCGCAGTTCCCCGCGAACATCCAACCGCTGTATTGCTCTGACGGCCACCAGGCACCTTTAGTCAACGGCGAAGAGCAATACGAAAAGCGTTGGACCCTTACCGCTTCATTGCAATACAATCCAAATGTGATCGTTCCTCAACAGAGCGCCACGGCGCTGAGCATTAACGTCAAGGAGATTCTATGAGCATCCCGGCAAGCGACATCGTAGGCGTAATTCCGAACGTGATTAGCAGCTCCGGTTCCAATGCGCTGCTCAGCGGATTGTTCCTGACTCAGAACCCTTTGATGCCAGCCGGGAAGGTGTACAGCTTTGCGAGTGCGGCGGCTGTTGCGTCCTTCTTCGGAGCGGCATCGGCGGAAGCGGCGCTGGCTCCGGTCTACTTCGCGGGCTACACTGGGCGAACGGCTGTACCGAGCGCCATGCTGTTCGCAGCGTTCAATTTGACTGCGCGTGCCGCATGGTTGCAGTCTGGCAATCTGGCATCTCTCACGGAAGCGGAATGGCAGGCATTGACCGGAACATTGACTGTGGTGATCGACGGCTACAGCCGGACGGCTACCGGCCTCACGTTTACCGGCCTGACGAGTCAATCTCAGGTTGCCAGCGCCATCGCTACAGGGCTGAATACCAGCCTCCCCGCTGAGGCTACGGCAACTGCCTGCACAATCGCTGGAACGACACTCACTGTCGGAGGCACGATTACTGGATCGTTTGCGGTGGGTCAGACCATAGTAGGCGCAAGTGTCACAAATTCTCCTGTCATCACCGCGCAGTTGACTGGCACTGTTCCGGGAGGAGCGGGCACATATTCGCTCTCCTCGACTTCTGCTCCGATCTCCGTTGCTGAGTCTATGACCGGCGATGCTACTGCCGTCACGGTGACGTGGAGCAGCACGCAGAGCGCGTTCATCATCACTTCCGGCATCACGGGTCTGGCGTCAAGCGCCGCGTTCGCTACGGGCACGCTGGCCGCGTCTCTTGGCTTTACCTCAGCGACAGGTGCGATTGTCTCGGCGGGCGCTGTTGCTGATACACCGGCGAGTGCGATGAACAATGTCGTCGCTATCACGCAGAACTTTTGCGGATTCACGACAATGTGGGAACCGGTCACGGCTGACAAGATGGCGTTCTTTGCATGGAGCAACGCGCAAGAATACAACCCGTACGAGTATGCCGGATGGGATACCGACGCACAGGCTCTCATCCAGGGTTCGACTACCTGCTTCGGCTATCTTGCCACAGTCGCCGCGTACAACGGCGGATGCTGCATTTCAGGTGACCCGAATCTGGCCTACAACGCGGGCATGACGCTGGCGCAATTGCTGCTTACTCATGCGGCGTTTTTGCTTGGCGCAATTGCCTCTGTGAATTTCAGCCAGGCCAACGGTCGCGTAACGTTCATGTTCAAGTCTCAAGCGGGTCTGACGGTCGGAGTAGATAACCTCCAACTGAAGACCAATCTTGTCGCCAACGGGTACAACTTCTACGGAACGTGGGCCAGCAAGGCAAATCAGTGGTCCTTCTTCGCTCCAGGGCAAGTTCCCGGAGTGTGGAAGTGGATCGACCCGTTCATCAATTCGATTTGGCTGTGCGATCAGTTCCAGGTTGCGGACATGAATCTTCTGACGCAAGTCGGTAGTGTTCCCTACGATGAAACTGGATACGGCCTGCTCCGGGCATCGAAGCTGGACACGATCAATGCCGCAATCAACTTCGGAGCAATCAAGGCCGGAGTAACGCTGTCGGCTGCGGAGATTGCAGAGATCAACATGGCCGCAGGTCAGCCGGTTGCATCTGCCATTTCGACGCAGGGATGGTACTTGCAGATTCTTGACCCAGGGCCAGAGATTCGCGCTGTACGCGGTACTCCGATTCAGAATTTCTGGTTTACTGACGGCGGCTCGGTTCAAAAGCTGGTCCTGAACTCTTACGATGTGATGTAGGGAGAGGAAACAATGGCAAGGTCAATCACTAGCGCAAATGTCGTTATGACAATCACGGTTCCGGGATTGTATGACTCTCCGCAGCAGTTCTCCGGCTATTCTACCGATAAGGTATGGTCTGCCGAGGCTGTAAAGCTGGCCGAAACAATGATGGGGGTGGACGGGCATCTGTCGGCTGGATACGTTCCGAATCCGGTTCCGTTCACAGTCTCGCTCCAGGCTGATTCGTTGGGAATCGATATTTTCGAGGCGATTACCAACGCGACCCGTCAGGCGCGGGAAGTGTATCGGATCAGCGGAACGATTTCAGTCCCGGCGACTGGCAAGGTATACACGGGAACAAACGGCGTGCTGGATACTGCTGCCGTCATTCCCGATGCGTCCAAGACGTTGCAGGCGCAAAACTTCATCATCATCTGGGAAAAATTGGTCGCATCGCTGTCGTAGCTCGGGGGATTCATGGCACGCAAAATCGCACAGTGGACTGTCGAAGATGAAGGGCGCGATAAGGGAAAGGTATTTCTTCTCACTGAAATGCCAGCTTCCCGAGCCGAGGCGTGGGCTACACGCGTCCTTCTCGCTCTCATGGGGTCGAATACCAATCTACCTGAGAACTTCGCCGATATGGGCATGGCTGGACTCGCAGAGCTTGGACTCAAGGCTATCGCGGGCCTGAAGTGGGAAGTTGCTGAGCCGCTCCTCGAAGAGATGCTTCAGTGCGTGCAGATCATCCCCAACCCGGCCAAGCCTCAAGTTGTGCGGGCGCTTGTGGAAAGCGACATCGAAGAGATTCTGACGCGGTTCAAGTTGAGAGTGGAGGTGTGGAAGCTGCACATGGATTTTTTGCAAGCCGTCGCGCCCTCATTCTCCACCGGAATCAAGTCGGCGGCGGCAAGCATGAACCGGCCCAATACCAGAACGTCCCAAAAGTGATTGCGGTCCTGATTTCCCGGCGAGTGGCGACATTGCATGAACTTGATACAATCTACGGGGTGCAGGATGCTTACGACATGTTGGAAATAGTGGCTGTGGACGACTACAACGCATCGCAGGAGTAATCATGCCGACCATCATCGATTCGTTGCTCGTCACACTCGGCATCCAAGACAATGCGACGGCCAAAATACCTGCGATCACTCGTAAATTCAAAGATGTAGACAACGAAAACAAAAACATATCAAAGAGTACCAAAGAGGTAAACAAGGGCTTGACTGACATGGCCGGAAGCGCCATGAAGTTCCTCGCTGTCATTGGCGGAACTGCCGCAATCAAGACGTTCATCGTTGACCTTGCAGAATCGAATTCTCAGCTTCAGCGCCTATCGCAGAACCTCGGCGTGGGCGTTTCTACGATCTCGGCATGGTCGCAGGCAGCGGAACAGATCGGCGGGAGCGCCTCGGGCGTACAGGGCACGCTGGCGATGCTCTCCAAGGCGCAGACCGAATTCACTTTGACTGGTCAATCTGGCCTGATTCCGTTTCTCTCGGCGCTTGGCATGGGAACGGGAGCTTTGACCTCGCAGAAACCCGATCAATTGCTGTTGGGCATGGCTGATGCTTTTGAGCGCATTGTGAGGATCAAGGGACGCGCCACAGCCAACAATATGGGCCAGATGATGGGCATTGACCAGGGGACCATGAATCTCCTGCTCACTGGCCGTAAAGAGCTTGAATTGACCCTGCGCAGGCAGCGCGAATCGAATGCGGTCACCGCAAAGCAGGCGGAAGAGGCTGTCAAGCTCAAGAAGTCCATCGAGCAGGTAAAACAGACGTTCGCAGCGTTCGGACGCGATCTCTTGCAGCAGGCCGCACCTGCCATCGAGAAAATACTCGCTTTGCTGCTTTCTTTTGGGAACTGGGTACGCGCAAATCAGGAATCGGTAGTAATGTTTCTGA